GCGTTTGCTCTGATCAATAATTTTGGAACCATTTTTCCTGCTCACTATTCGTCCTTATTTGTAAACCTTTGGAGAAGAGCGGACGATAGGTGGGCAGAAATAATAGAAGAGCGAAACAAATGAAAGTGATATTCGTGGACATCGACGGGCCGCTATCTTATGGAACCTGGGACGATGGGTCGGTGAAAATCTCCGAAGACCTCACGATACCGTACGGTTGGGAAAAGGACCAGTGCGAAGTTTTAGCAGAGATAATCACAGAAACCGATGCTAAGGTCATTGTCAGCTCTGACTGGAAGAAACACTTCACAGTGGATCAACTAAATTCGGTATTCGAGCACTACGGCATTCCTCCGGTCGTGATAGGGGTAACAGATACTCAAAAAGCCAAGATTAGTTCCTGGCTTGACATGGACAGAGCTTGCCAGATAGCACGGTGGCTACAGCAGAACCACGAATCTGTCGAAGAATGGATCGCGATAGATGATCTTAACTTGGGACGGTGGTTCGAAGAGATGACTGAAGAGTACCCGTACATAACGAAAAATCACCACGTGTGGGTATTCGGCGATTGGGCAGAGGTAAACACCAGGTTGTCTGACTGCGCCGACAAAATAATCAATCACCTAAATGGAAGACACTAAGAAAGAATTGAACATACCGCAGCTTAGCCAGGAATACGCTAGCGCGATAGTGCAGTCCCTAGCGATAGCACAGAAGAACAAAGCGATATCCGGCCCTGGCGACCTGGAACTTCTCATTGCCGCTGGTTTGGAAACTGCTCTTGAGGATTTTAAGGAAAAATTATTGGCTAAACCTAAAATTGATTTGGGATGAAACTTGAAGTATTCAAAGCGATAATACGAGCTATAGAAGTTCAGGGAGAACGCGGAGTAGAGGCAGCAAAGTTGGGCATAGACCTGATAGAGTACGAGGAAGGATGGATGATTGCTCTGAACTTAGCTCTAAACGCGTACTACGGAAAGACTGGCGGAGATTGGATAGGCTGGTACCTCTACGAGAGAACTGCTAGCGAGACTCCGCTGCAAGCGTTTGACGAGAAGAACAACCCTATATGTTACGACGTTCCTAGCCTTTGGAAGCACGTTGAAGAACTCCGAGTAAGCGAGAACTTCGAAGAGTTTGACCTTCCTCAAAAGCTAACAATAACGGATGCAGACATATTTCGGTTACTGTCCGGAAAACGATAAGTTTGGTATAGTATCTTAGAACTAAAAGCAATGAAAAATCCGGTAACACGATATTTCAGCTATCAGATAAAGCGAATGAACGTAAGGACTCGTCAGAAACGTAAAGAATCTGAAAGAAACCATGCGCTTAAGCTTCTTAATTCTGAACAAAAGGACGTTTTCGATCTTGTTGTCATGACAGTAAAGAAACACCCAGAGAAGATTCTTTACGATAAGATAACTGGCGAAGTTTTGATAGTCGAAGAACGCATGCTGTTCACCTTGTACCACGATACTAAGGATCACATGGTGTCGATCCACAATCACAGTGGGTTTCACTCTCAGTGGTTCATGGAATCTTCTTACAATTACCTGATGGAGATCGTTAACACCGAAGCTCACAGGTACCGTAGAAGGTTAAAGTACGAAGTTCGAACGAACATCCGAAACTTTCTCAAGGGCATAATCGAAGAAAAGCAAATCGAAGATGCTGAAGGTAAATAAAATAAAGGAAACATCACATGGACGTTGTACTAACCGGCACTTTCGCAAAGAGCCTAAAGCGCTTACGCAATCGTCAGAGGTGGTTTTGGAAGGCTTGGGATTGCCTGAGGTACGACGTGCCTCGCTTTCTTAAGAACCTGAGAACTTACAGAAAGGACCTTTGGCACACTTATCCGTGGGACACTCACGGAGCTCTCAGACTCCTTCGCACGAACATCACAACAACTGCAGACTATATCGAAAAGTACGGTCACGAAGTTGACGAATCTCGCCTAAAGAAGATCGAAAAGATGCGTCGTGCTGTAGAGATCCTAAACTATCACATTGAGGATGATTTTGTCAGCGTAGCTGAAGAACAGCTCGGTAAAAAAGTGTCCGATTGGATTTCTTTCGAAAGCGATGAAAAGAATCCAAACTGGACGAAAGTTGTGTCAAAAGCTACCGAACAGGAAGAGAAAGATAATGCTGAGATCTATGCACTGTCCAGAAAGTTGGAAAAAGACACCTGGAAAGAGCTCTTCGAGATACTTCACGGGCAGAACTACGAAGACTACAAAAAAGTCGAAGAAAATTTGACTGAGGAAGAGAAAAAAGATGAGAACCGTTGGTATAAATGGTTCGACGGCTCTGGTATGAAGGGCTGGTGGGATTAAACAAAATGAAACAGATGTCGCAAACAAAACAACCATCTCCAGCAACTAAAACTCCACTGGTTGACTCGTTCGGTAAGGACCTAACCCAGCTAGCAGCTGAAGGAAAATTGGACCCGGTAGTCGGAAGAGCAGAAGAGATAAAGCGGTGCAGCCAAATCCTTTCCCGAAGAAAAAAGAACAACCCTTTGCTGATCGGAGAACCAGGAGTTGGAAAAACTGCGATAGTTGAAGGTTTGGCTATGAGAATAGTCAACCGAACCTGTTCCAGAGCACTGTTCGGAAAACGAATAGTTGCTCTTGAGCTTGCAAATTTGGTCGCCGGTACGAAGTACCGCGGTCAGTTTGAGGAACGCATGGAGCAGATCATCCAGGAAGTTCAGTCATCAGGAAACATCATACTGTTCATCGACGAAGTTCACGCTATCGTCGGAGCAGGCGCAGCTAGCGGATCGCTTGATGCAGCTAACATATTAAAACCCGCTTTGGCCAGAGGAGAGATCCAGTGCATCGGTTCAACAACGACTGAAGAGTACAGACTTTCTATCGAAAAGGACGGGGCCCTGAACCGTAGGTTTCAGCAGATAATGGTCAACCCAACGACAGCCGAAGAGACTCGAATAATCCTCGAAAACATAAAGAGCAAGTACGAGGATCACCACGCAGTTAAGTACGATGCTGAAGCTTTGGACGCGTGCGTTACTCTGAGCGAAAGGTACATAGCTGACCGGTTCTTACCGGATAAATCAATTGACCTAATGGACGAAGCTGGCGCAACGGTTCACGTGAACGGCGTTGTCGTTCCGGACAAGATGAAAAAGCTTGAGGACAAGCTGACTGCCATTCTGAAGAAGAAAAAGAATGCTGTTGACTCCCAGGATTACGAAGCGGCTGCCAAGCTACGGGACGAAGCTCTCGAAGCAGCAGATCAGATAACAAAAGCAAAGAGCGATTGGGAAAAATCGCTTGCTAAGACCGAAAATCGCTTATCTGTGACTGATGGTGACATCGCTGACCTTGTCTCAACGATCACAGGCATACCTGTCAACCGGATGACTGGAACCGAGATAGAGAAACTTTCCTCAATGGAACCTTCTCTCAGAAAAGTAATAGTCGGACAGGACGATGCCATTCACAAATTAACTAGAGCTATAAAAAGATCGAGGGCCGGCTTAAAGTCAAAGAAAAAACCCATCGGAACTTTCCTGTTCATCGGACCGAGCGGAGTCGGGAAAAGCGAACTAGCAAAGCAGCTTGCTAAATACCTATTCTCATCGGAAGATGCTCTGATTCGCATAGACATGTCCGAGTACAGTGAAAAGTTCACGACCAGTCGGTTGAACGGAGCTCCTCCAGGATACGTAGGTTACGAAAGTGGCGGTCAGTTAACAGAAAAGGTTCGCCGGCGTCCTTACTCTGTCATTCTGCTAGATGAGATCGAGAAAGCTGATCCAGCTATCTTCAACACTCTTCTGCAAGTTCTGGACGACGGCCGAATGACTGACGGCCAGGGAAAAACGGTTGACTTTAAGAACACAGTCATCATCATGACGTCGAACATAGGGGTTAGAGTCCTTCAGGACTTTGGAACGGGCATAGGTTTTGCTACCAAGTCGGTAGAACAACAGAGAGAAGCAGCTAACGATGTTCTCAGGAAAGAAGTCAGCAGAAAATTCCCCCCGGAATTCATCAACCGTATTGACGACATCATAACTTTCAACTTGTTGGCTAAGGAACACATACGGTCAATCGTGGAAATCGAACTGGTCGACCTACAGAACAGAGTTTCCGAAAATGGGTACTCGTTCGAGCTAACCGAAGAAGCAAAGGAATTCTTGATCGACAAGGGTTACGATTCAAAATTCGGAGCGCGTCCTCTAAAGAGAGCTATTCAGACACACCTAGAGGATGTCATTGCCGAAGCCTATATTGACAGTAATGTTCGGCCTGGTGATCACCTAGTCATCACGAAAAGTGAGTTTGGTGACACCCTAATCATACAGAAATGAAACATGCTAACTTAAATAGGTTGCCTTGGGAAAGAAAACCATCCTTGTGGAAAAGATTTGTTCGCAAATTTTACTCGGTGTCAGGAAATAATGGCATCATTGGTCCAGGGTACAGAGTGTACTACCGGTTCGATTATGGGAAAGTTGCAATTTTTTTGAGTATAGTATTCTTCCTGATTATAGTTGGACTAATACTATTTTTGTTATGAAACTTCGAATTTTTGCACTTATAGCTTTTTTATTCTTTGCGTCAATTTCCTTTGGTCAAACCGAACAAGGATCTCATACTCTATTTCGCAGCGATCCTTCTGGGCAAAGAGTCAATGCATACGTTTCCTTCGACGGATCGCTCTATTACGTGAACGAACACCTCGCTGGAGGTCTCGGCGGAACAATAGGCATGACGGTGAATCGATCATTTTCAGCTGGTCTGACTGGAGCTTTTCTGTTAAAATCCGACGGAGAAGAAATTTCCCAGTTCACTCCACCTCCTGGAATAAACAATTACCAGATGAGAAGGTATTGTTGGTATGCTGGGGTGCTAATCGAGCCAACTTTACTGCCAACGTTTCCGCTTCACTTGACCTTTCCGATCACAATTGGCGGTGGGTTACTAACCTACAAGTGGCAGGAGGACAACGGCTGGTGGAGTTACTACAGCACTTCTCTTCCTGGGTACCCAGAGTATTTTTTTATAGCGATAGTCGGTGCTAGAGCCGAGATAAACGTAGTCGATGGGTTCAGAATTTCGGTTGGGCCGTCGTATCGGTACACAACTAACGTTAATTTTCTAAACGGTTTCGCGTTAGACTTATCTTTGAAACTCGGAAGGTACTAATTTTCACCTTGGCACACTTTTTGCTGTTAAATAACTAAGCAAAAAGAACGCCAACATGAGAACACTCGCCTTTTTAGTAATATTGTCAATTATTCTATCATTCGGCTGCTCGCCGAAGGTAGTCCAGGTATCAAAAACTCCTACTGAAACGTACGTCGTTCAAGAAGAACCTCAGCCGGTTGAGTATGTAACTCCGACGTACCAGTTTTACTTCTACCAGGAGCCAATTCGCTACACTTACTATGGTTATTACTGGTATCAGCCGTACTACTACAACTTTTACAACCCTTATTACGATCCATTTTACTACGATTTTTACAGGTACAGTTACGGCTGGTACCCTTACTATCGCTGGAGTGCATGGGATCACCACCAGCACCACGATTGGTACAACGGTGATTGGAACAACAACGGTTGGTACTATGGACCTAGAAAATCAACAGGCTCACCAACTGGACGAACGATTAAACCTCAGCCACGCGTTCAGGAGCAGCCTAAGCAACCGCAGAGAGTTCAGGAAAAACCAAAACCTCAACCTACTTACACAAAACCTACTAGAACTGAGCCAACTAGGTATTATCCACCAACATACCAGCAACCCAGAAACAAGAACGAATACACGAGTCCAGCGTACCGGACTCCGCCAACCTATTCCAAACCAGCGGAAAGAAGTCCTATTCGTACGAACCCGGTTTACGAAGCGCCAAAATCACAACCTCGAAATGCTCAGCCTTCTCGCACACCGACTCAAAATTATTCTCAGCCAACTAAAACTTCCAGAGGACCCAGGTAAACCGGCCGGTCCGTATAAATAATCATAAATAGCTGAGTTTAATGGGAAAGTTCGGAAAGTACTCACTTCCTAAATTTCTTATGCGTAGATTAGGACCAGTTGAAGAAATCACCGGTCCTAACCAGGTTTTAGAAGAACCTAGCTCAAAGAAATCTGAAGTTAACTTAACTGATCCAGATGATCAGGGCAAAATAATTGAACGAGAAATGCCAACCAAACGCAATCCTAATAGCGATAAAGAAAAAGGTTACGTCTTTGAAAGTTTTTCAGATTTCGAGCAGCAGGCCGAAACGGAAGAAGTAAACGAAGATGATATGCTAAAAGAACCTGAAGAAATGGTTCAACCTTGCGAGGGATGCAGCGATTACCCCGATGCTCTGTCAGAAAAAGCAAAGATTGCGATCAAGAGAATGTGCGACGAAGTTCTGATTCAGGAAGCGACAGTTTTTGAAACGTCAGAGGATCCCAACCAAACATACGAATCGTTCCTTCGCGAGTGCACCCATTACATGGCAGAGTGCTTGATAAGAGCAGCTCAGAACTTAAAGGTGTAACTATGGAACAGAAACAGCCCAAACAGATAGGAATACTTGCAGGAAAGTTCAAACCGCCGCACCTAGGTCACTTTGGCGTGATTCAGGGAATAGCTGACATGAACTACGAAACTCACGTGTTCGTATCGCCGGTTGAGATGGACGGAGTTACCGGAGATATGGCTGTAAACATTCTGTACGAGTACTTCAAACCAGGTAAAAGGGATCGTCAAGACGTGTTCGTTCACTTAGCTGACGGTTCGCCGGTCAAAGAAGCGTTCAAGTTCGTTTCTGAACTTGGAGCTAGAGAAGATGCTTCGGATTTTGAGGTAAACGTTTATGCTCTACCTGAGGATATGAATCGGTTCAAAACTATAGACAAGTTCGCAGGTAACTTAGCTGGGGCAAACAGGTACCAGACAGAAAGAACTCAAGAGATTTCTGGAACGAAAATGCGAGAAGCTATAAAGAACAGAGACAAGGAAACTTTTAAGAGAGGAATTCCTGAAGGAATAGATCCGGAAAAGATATGGAAGATAGTTACAGAAGAGGCAGGAGGAACGTACGCTATCCCGGCGGACTCTTTCGAAACACCGAATCAGTACGATTTTAACGTTCAGCCATCTCAGATAAGCTTGAACTTTGGAGGAATACCTAACCAATGGACAAACTCTCAACCGATTTCACGGTGGGATTTTATGACCAATCCAATAGTTCAAGTTCGCGAAGAACAATCGCCTACCAAGCACGTGAAAACCTTCACTGAGTACATAGAAGAACAAAGGGATAAATAAGAAAAAGTACCGATACGAGATGACAGATAAAATCATGTCCTTCGACCAATTTAGCAAAGCTGACGTTCTGGAGGATCCAAAAACTGCCCTAAAGGGCAATAACGTTGATCCCGGAAAGAAAGAAAAATTCGTTGACCAGGTAAAGAAAGCTGACCTAACACAGTTAGAAACTAACGAACCTGATTACTCGAAAGTTAACGAAGCTGATTCCAATGAGATAGCAAACTTGCAGAGCGTTGTGACCGCAGCGGAACGTGAACTTAACGATTTTAAGGAAAAGTTCTACACAGACTTAGCTGCTAAGGAAAAAGACTTGCAGACCAAGCGAGAAGCTCTTAACCAGGTGATTGCAGCGGCTGCCGCTACTACTCAGACGACAACGGTTGCTCCTACTGTTCAGGCAGCAACAGCACCAACCGCTCAGCAATCGATAGGAGGAGTTACTCCAGGTCAAGCACCAGCTGCACCAGCGACAGCGTAAAAACACTAACGTAAATGACTAGAGTCGAACTAGCACTTGACATAAAGCAGGAACTAACATTAGCACAAGCTCTTCCTTACTCGATACCGGATAAGGAAATAGAACGTGTCATCATAAACGCGGAACGGTTCTTTTACGATAACTGGAGACACGCGGTTGAGCCTCGGTACATTCTCATTCCTAACGAACTTTTGTCAAGCGATCAGTACAAGAGAACTAGAACCATACGAATGCCGGATTGCGTCCAATTCGTTCACCAAGTTAAAGAACCTAAGGGTTCTTCGATGTTTGGAACGATAGACCAGGACTTTTCCGATCAGAAATTTATCGGGTCCGAATTATTTCTTACACCATTTATCGGAGAATCTCTCGTGTACAGAACAGTTATCTTTTCGTTCCTAGACATCACCAAAAACTTTGTTCTTGACACAGTAGCTTACGATTACAACAAGAACACAAAGAGCATAACCGTAAAGGGCAGAACTCCAAGCAAGATGGTAGTTGAGGTAAGCAAGAAGATAGAGGAACAGTACCTTTACGAGGACGAAATGTTCCAAAGGTACGTAAGGGCAAAAGCAAAGGTTAGGTTGGGAGAACTCTTGACCAGTTTTGACTTCAATTTACCTGGTGGAGTTAGACCGAATTACAATACCTTCGTTACGAAAGCTGACGCAGAATTTCAAGCTGTGTTAGACATGATGAAGGGCGAAAATACACCGGACTGGGTTTACCTAGTTCACTTCTAAGATGAGAGATTTTTATTTCAGAGGTACTGACGATCCTAATTACAAATCGGACATTTTTGAGTCGACAAACGACATCGAAAATACGGTCTCTCAGGTAAGAATGACAATTCTGACGAGAAAGGGAGAAGTCTTGGGAGAGCCAAACTTTGGGTTAGACGTCACCAAGTACCTGTTCGAATTCGAAGGTTACCCTATTGACATCTTAGAAAAAGAAGCAGCTGAACAGATACAGAATTACGTGATGCTTGCAAAGATCAACGAAGTGGTGCCAACCGCTTTCGCGCTTGACGACGCTGGCGATATGTTAAAGGTAGGATTAGGACTGGACGTTTCTATCAACGGTAAGAGAACGTTCGCGGTTCTTTACGAAGACTAACGGTTCGTTCTTGATAACGTGGTTAGGTTGCTTAAGTTTCCACAACTTATTTAAGTAGTACTCATAAAAATGGCAGAACGTGTATTTCGTCCTGCCTTTTTTGCCTTGTTTCTTTGCTCCCACTTTACAATCCTCCGCCAGGAGGTGCAAGTTCGCTAGCTGTTTCTTTTTCTGGACCGGCCTGTGCTGCTGGTTCTTCAGGCTGAGCTCCTGGGCCTGCTGGTGCAGGCAAAGTAACCTCAGCGTCCTGACCTTCTGAAGTTTTTCCGCCGGATTTTGCAAGGTAATCCTTGTTCTTTTGGATGACTTGGTCGCTGAGCTTGAGGTATTCCTTGACGAGAAAGTCTGAGGAGAAGTACGGCCTGTTCTGATCGTCCGTGATAGCTTTGAGGGCGTTGATGGCTGCGATTCTCTTGTTGAGAAGATCCTGATTCTTGATTTCCTCGAACACGTTATCATCGTACCAAATAACTCCGACCGAGTTTTTGAATTTCTGGTCGTTTCTTAGTTCCTTAACGTCCATGCAGACTTGCAGGTACAGAGGTTTGGTTATGAGTTCCTGGTAAGCAGACCTTAACCGCTTGATGAACTTGTTGTAACGGATTTCTTCTCTGGAAATACCTTCGGACGTAAGCGTGAATATTCCGCCACCTTCGCTAAACCTAGACGCCGGGATCTTTGAATCCTGCTTTAGTTTTTCGGTAAAGTACTTCAATAATTCCGAACCTGACAGGTTAGGACCTTGGTACTCTAGCGGTTCGATCTTTACTTGCTGTTGCTGATCGTTGGCCGGAACGACGTAGTTCTTGTAGAACAAGATGTTAGGTTTTCCGTCAACTCTCAATTCTCCGGATTCACCGTCAAAGTAAATGTCTTCTTTTAGAGTGTTAACGAACTCTCGTACGTCTTCCTTGGCTTTCTGCATTGACTTGGTTCCGATCGGAACGGTTGTTACCAAACGAATAGGTGCATGCATTGTGTGCCAGATGACCTTGGAGTGCTCGATTATCCTCAGCATGTTGAACGATCTTACTAGACGTTCGGCGAAGCTTACGCGCTTCGTTCTCATGTGATTTGAGTAAGACAAGTAGATGATCTGCGAATCGTTCAGCTGACGATCTTTTTTCGTGATAGGGTCTCTTTGAGTCCACTGAAGAACGATTTTTCCCTCGTTATCTTTTTTAAGTATAGGATATAGAGAAGCTGGATCGAGTTCTTTGAACCCGATGATCTCAGTAGGTTTATCGATGTTATCATAGATGATTTCGAAAGCCAGGTGACCTTCGATGAGCCACTGGTAAAAGTATTGCCAAGCTGAAATTCCCTGGTCAAATCCCCAACGACTGTAAATCTTTGAAAATGCAGCTTGGTAAGAGTTTATGATGCGCTCTTGGTAATCCAAACGATTTTTCTTGTTGTCTCCCAAGTACTGCATCTCACCGACCAAATCGTTTGCGTAACAGAATCGATTGTCCTCGTCAAAAACGATAGCATCGTCAGTTATGGTTTCCAGGATGAATTCTATCTCACCGTTGGAAGCAATGTCGCGAAGACGCTCTCTTTTTGAAATGTAATCGAGTTGGAAAAAAGCGATCGCTTTCGTTTTTATCGAAGAAGTAGTGTCCGACAGAGCTAACGTAGCTCTCATGAGATCGTCCGACGCAAAGCCGGCAGCTCCGCTGAGCTGACTTTCGATAAAACCTATCGCTTGAGAGTTCTTTATCAGGAGATCGTCGTACTTTAGACCGAACCTGCTAAGCTCAGTCAACCTAGACTTGAGCGATCGCATAGGGTTACCTTCTAAAAATCCTGCCATGTATTATGAAGTAAATTTTGTCAAGAAGTACGAGATCGGAGTTTTTGTTAATACTGAACCATCTGTTACGTAACTCAATTTCGGAAGCTTTACTGCTTGCTCCCAATCGATGATTGCTAGTTTGTTACTCATCTCACCTCTGGTATATTTATCAACCAGGAACTTAAAATTGATGTTATTCTGCTCACCTATCTGAGTGATGAAGTTTCGGTTGATGTTTTTTAGCATCGAATTTTCCGGAAGTTTCATTCTATCTCTAAAATTGATGAATTTTCCGTCCTCATCCTCTGACTTTTCTATCAGAGTGCTGAGAATCTTGTAGTACTTGGACAGGAACCAGTGACGAACGCTAAGCGGCAGCAGTTTCAAGTTAAGGCCGACTTCCATTGGACCCTCTTGGCCCAACGATAAGATGATCGGTCGTCTGTCAAAGTACGGTTTTACTGATTTGGTAGAGCTTGTTTGGTACTCGTCAAGCGAAGGTAATTCATCTTCTTCCATGGTCTTGGACGATACGAACGTGTAAATGTACCCTGGAACTAAACGGTAGTAAGCATAGGGAATGCAGTCATCGTCAAAGTAGTAAGGTTTGCCCTCTTCGGTAAACGATGGTACTGAGCCTATCCTTATGAAATCATTGACTATCTTATTCTTCATGAAGTATTTTATATCGATTTGAACAGAAAGTTTTCGGTAATGATGCCGAACTTGATTCCTTTCTGAGAAGCAAAGTTCTTAGCTGCTTCGAACTTAGCCTGGTTAACAATGTACTGCTTTGCTGCGTACACGTAGTTAGCGGTAGCTTTGTCAGTCATTCGATCAGGTTTCTTCGGTGGGTTTATGTATTTGTTTGGCTTTACTTCCACCAAGTACTTGTACTCGTTGCCGTTAGGGTCCTTCACTATTATGTAAAAGTCAACGTAATACCGGTGGGGTCTTTTGTCCAACGGATTGTGGTAAATGATTCCGATGGGTTCACTGGAATACTTAACAATAGTTGGACTAAGATCGCACCACTTCAAAAATTTGAATTCCCAAGAGCTACGAAAGATTATCTTATTGATGTCGCCCATGTACTTTTCTGGGTTAGCTGGACGAAAGTAGCCTTG